ATCGTCTACCGCCCACCGGGTCATTACAACTAGAATACGACCTCCTGGTTGCAAACGCTGTCTGGGTCCTGAACTATACCATTCATAGGCTCTGTCCATAGCAGAATCTGACATTGAGTCTTGTTCCGTATGTGGATCATCGATAATAAGTAAGTCCGCCCCTCGTCCTGTGATAGAACCGCCAACACCCGCTGCAAAGTATTCCCCACCATGATTGGTCTCCCAACGTCCTTTTGCTTTACTATCTTCTCTCAAAGTTACATTTCCAAAAATTTGTTTATATTCTTTCGTGTTCATTAAGTTTCGAACCTTACTACCGAATCTAGATGCAAGTTCAGCGTTGTGTGATACCTGCATAATTTTTTTCTTTGGATACTTTCCAATATACCAAGCAGGAAACAAATAAGATGCAAATTCAGATTTAGTATGTCTAGGAGGCATATTAATGATGAGCCTCTTTGCATCTCCATCAGCTATGTCTTGAAATGCTTCGGCAATTATTTGATGGTGCCCATATTTTTTTGGGTCCTTTGTTTTACGATATATAAAATCTTGCCAAACAGCTTCAGCAAAAATTATAAAATTATCCTGGCATAACTTGATCCACTCTAATTGCTTTTTAAGAATCAGATCCTTTAATTCGTCTTCTGTTAGATTTTCAATATTCATACCGTTTGGGACCCTAGTATATTTATGTATATTGCTTTGTAAACCTCAAAGCTCGTCAGAGCTGTGCCTTCTAGCGCGAATTTGTGCTGTAAATTTAAAATTGCAGGTCGAAGTAAGTTGTGAGCCTTGCTATACGATAGATACACCAATGGCGCGATTGCGCCATTGGTTTGTTTATTATTACTCTTGTGTAGGTGTTAGCTGTTGCACCAACGTACTAAACTTTTCTAGTATGTTATTCTTAAACTCATCAACAACAGCGTTGCCTTGATTTTCTAATATGTGCTTTTCACACTCGCCCATTAATAACTGAAACATTATTTCATAGTTGAGTTGTTTCTTTGCACCATTAGAAACCAACATATCTTTTAATTGAGTTGGCGATTTCTCGCCAACCCTCTCTGCTAATACATTAGCAATATTGATTAAACTATTATTGGGCATTGTTATCCCCTATTGCTTTGTACTCTTGATATTCAATTTCAGTACAGAACTTATTGAATAAATCATTGTGAGCAATTTTGAAATTAGCAGTTTCAAATTTCTTTCGCTTACGATTTATTCTTTGTAATCCAAAACTATTACCATTCTCATCTTGTACAATGATTAAGTTTTGTTTCGTTCTCTCAAAGCAATCAACAATGTTTTGTTTCATTGTGTCTAACTCTTTACTTAGTCTATTTGCTTTAAGCTTTAGTTGTGCATATGCAAGTACGATTTTCTTTTCGTCTTGATTTAGCTTTTTTGCTTTTTGCATTTTTACCTCTTTGTTAAGTTATGTATTCTTATGAATACCCCCTTGTCTTATCAAATCCCATTATTATTGCAATAACTAATTTAATTTTTTTTTATCTTTTTTATTAAGCAAATTATTAATGGTATCAACATTTGGCTCAACCTCTAGTTGTACTGCTAGATTTCCGAACAGTTTTTTTATCATCTCGGTGAACTCGCGCTGGTGTCGTTCCCCAGCTTTAGTTCTTTCATTAACCTTTTTCTTTTCCACACGAGAACGAGGCGAGGCGACACTGTCGCCTCGCATATTATAGCTATCATCAACCTCGCCTTTTTCCATTAGCTTGATGAATTCGCTTTTCTTTGGCATTACCAACTACACCAATATTCTACAACCTTGCCCTCGCTTATGGCTTGCTCACAGAATTTTAAAAATTTGATGTCTTGATCTTTGTACTCTTTCACACTCTCCTCTTGGAATTGTTGCCCCCAAAAGAAACCATCTTGTGCGTGATAATCAGAAAAGCCTTTCTGTATCTGTTCGCTGAGTTCTTCAACGACTTCCTTAGTCAGATAACAAGGTGCTTCTTGATCTCCATTGAAACCTAGATGTGCAAGCATACCCTCAGGCTCAATAGCAGGATTTTGTTCTGCCCATTTCTTTGCCATAAACTCCTGTAGTCTTGCGTGCTTTCTCCAAACGAAAATGTTATTCTTATCTCCGTAATCATCTTCGTTGTAGTATTTTTCCCAATCGACTTTAGTGCCTCTTAGGTGTGCGTGTTGGTCTAAACCCATATCTTCTCCTTTGTTAAGTTTATCGCCTCTCTTATCAAATCCCATCTACCAATGCAACAACTTTCTTTTAGAATCATTCTAAACTAGCTTACCAAACCATTCTTCTTACCCACCAGAAGCTCCAGCACGGGCTACCCTGAAGTCATACGCTGCACCAGCCAGGTCTGGTTCAAACGACAACGAGGCTAAAACAAATTACCTACGACAGCGAGAATGGTGATTGCACTCAAGAAGAGCACAGTACTTGGAAACATTAGAAGTAAGATTAGGTACGCAGTGATCATGATCCACATGCCGTGCTGCCAGTCCTGTGTCCCAGCAGCAGGTGCTGCCGGGGCCGGTTCAATTGTAAACGAGACGAGACCTTCATTTCTCCTCCTTAACGAGCGACTCCGCCCACGTGTTACCATTTGCAATGCAGCTGTCACCTGGTCCTCCAGTTAATGCATATACCTTTCCAGCTTCAGGTTTGTCTTCCTTTACGGCATCTGCAGCGCGCCAACCATCCGGTGGCGTGTTCTCCTTATTCATTTGCTTTACTAGTTTGTGTAACGTTGTACGGGCCATACGGCACCTCCTTCTTTGTTAGTTGATCCGACTTAGATAAGATAAGATGGGACGAATGTCAAGAGCTTTTCTTCAGAAATTTTCACGAGCTGTGGCTGGAGATCCAGTCCTGAAGCTCACGCTGCTGGGGGGTCAGACCTTTGTCAAACGAGAACGAGATTTTTCTTGACATCAGAACGAGATCCAGCTGCAGGTGCCATGCCATCACCGGCCCCCCGCTAACTAACAAAGAGGGAAAGAAACGAGGGGCGGGAAATGGCACGAGCTTCCGTACGCTGCAGCACGGGTCACCAGCTGCAGCTCCGGCAGGGACCAGTCGGTGTCCTTTGAACGAGAACGAGCGAGGTTTCTCAACGACAACGAGATCACGCAGCCTCCTGAAGGAGATCCAGCAGGTTACGCTGCACCAGTGGCCATTGTAACGGGAACGAGAACGAGGCAACGGGCTTCAACGAGCGAGGATCAGTGAAACCGAACACTGGTCTGTAGAGTTTAAGAGACCTCTGCAAAGGGGTCTCTTTCAAGATAAATACTTTACCACCTGCTTTTACGTACTTGTTGATCCAAACTATTTGCCATTTATTTAGCTTAGGATAACTGAGTTCATCTGATTTTAATTCTAACCAATAAATACCCTTTTGATGCACAGCATGAACATCAGGTATACCGTTAATTGTGCTAGATTCTATGCGAGTTAGAAACGATTCAGTCAGTCCTTTTTTTACCTTTTTCCAGAGATTACTTTCGCTTGGCATTTAGATCAGTTTTTTAATATTTTTAATTACACTGTTAGGTATAATAGTGCTATTTCCTATTTCTTCAATCTCACCTTTTTCAGATTCAGAATAATCTCCAAACACTCTAGTTATACCTTTTGATTGAGTCAGGAGATGGCCTTTCGTAACACACACAGGCAGTTTAGCTTTTAATAAATTATCCATGCTTTGCCATGAGCTGTCAGAACAAATATCAAACCATTCTATCTCAACCAAAGGATATCTGTCCTTCCAGTTCTTAGACCTTTTATTTATTGAAATTTTTTTTCTTGTCATTCACCTCTACCTTTACATTACCCACTGAAGTGAACATCGTAGAATTGTGCACGCTGTTAAAAACTTTGATCCACTCAGACCAACTAGCCGTTTTCAACTTCTTCAACGTGCTTGGACTCAACCTCGATGGTTTTGGCATTATAGCCATCGATCTTTTCCGATAACTCGGATAATTTGTTTTCGAGTTCCTCACGTGACATTCCCTCCAGACCTGTTACTTTAACTTCTTTTCTATCAACAAAAGCCCCTGCTAATTGTCCTGATCTATATTCAGCATTAATAGCAGCAGCATATTGATCTTTCTTCTCAGCTTTGTCAGCTAATCTTTCAAATCTTTTATATCTTCTAAGATTATCGCTTTCATACTTTTTGATTTCTTTATCAAATCTTTGATCAAAGTATTTAGCAACATGTGGATTATGTTTTCTTGATAAAAGCCTGGAGGCAATCACACCATAATCATTTTCATTTTTACAAACATAACCTGCACGTTTTAAAGCTTCAGCCTGAGTTATCGAACCATGATCTTGTACCATTATCTCCACAAACATTTTTTGTTTTGGAGTAAGATCATCAATAGTTCTTAGTTCTTTTTTCTTTAAACCCATTAGACGTATTTAGAAATTATCTTTTTTAATTTTTTAGATTGGCCTGCGTGTGCCTTAGATGCTTTATCTAACTTACCTGCAACGTTTTTCAGAGTTTTAACATCACCACCTTTTTCATATCCGAATTTTCTCAATCTAACTTTTTTATAATTTCTATCTGCTGAGATAGCCATCTCTTTCAACATTTGTTTTCTTTGATTTCT